TGTTGGGATATGTCCGTGGTAAGTATGGAAGTATTCCAATTCCAAATGGAGAAACATCTCTAAACGCCGCTGATTTGCTGAGTGCAGCTACAGCCGAAAAACAAGCTTTGGTAGAACAACTACGAACTATGTTAGACACGATGACCCGTCCTAAGTTATTAGAGGCAAAAAGACTCGAGACAGAGGCACTAAATGCCTCTCTCAACGGAACACCACTCAGAATATACGTAGGATAAACGGATGCCACTATTTCATGGACAACGGGATGCTGGTTTAGTACATAAGTTCAACATGGAACTTATCGTTGACATCATTGATACCGAGGTTGGTCTCTATAAGTTATCGTTACAAGACACAAAAACTAACATCTATGATGAATCTGATAAGAAGATATACCACACACCTATAAAGATACCATCACTTATCAATCGCCAACCACAGACTTTTGAAGGAACGGAATTTGGACAAGATTACACTCAAGTCTGTGACTTTGGATTCATACGTGAGATACTAAAAGACTATGAGACTTATGTTGAGGTGGGTGATGTTATAGAATACAACGGTGAATATTGGGAGATAGATGCCATCCAAGAGAATCAATACTTCGGTGGTAAGAATCCAGATTACTCCTTCGCGACCGAAAGATGGGGACATAACGTTTCTATCATAGCAAATACACACTTGACAAGACGTTCTCGTATCCATGTGGAAGAGATACGGTCAGCCCCAAGAATCAATGAAACCAATGATTTACCGGATAACATCTAATGCCACAAAACTCGTCTCCATATAGAAAAGCACCACTGAAAAGAACACGGGATTCTTTTATAGATGACAATAACTCGGTTCAGAATCCACGTATAGACTATGGTCGTGGACGTGGGACACAAATACGTCGTGACCAAGATAAGATGAGAAACATTGGGGTCACCCTTTACGATATTGACTTTGCGGTGAAATCCTTCGTCGAACAGACTATGCAACTAAAGGTAGAAGACAACGGTGAAACTGTTCCCGTTACAACAATCTATGCTAATGCAGAGAAGTGGGCATCAATACAACGCAATGGACATCTGAAGGATAAAAAAGGAAAGACACTTGTACCACTCATCACATTTCGTCGTTCAAATGTAGCGATGAAAAACGAAATGAGAAGAAATAAGGTTGCTAATACGAATCAATTATCGTATATTATGCAACCGAAGTATAATAGAAAGTCTCCATATGACAAGTGGTCAACGTTGTATGGTAATGCAGATAAGAGACCTTTTGAGTATTTTGTTACACCTATACCTGATTACGTTGATGTCTCGTATGACTTTATCGTTTGGTGTGAGTACCAAAATCAACTCAATTATCTAATAGAACAGTTCGTTTATTTCGCCGGACAATCTTTTGGTGAAAGGAACTTTTTCAAGTTTTCAACAAACACGGATTCATTCGCATTAGAAGACAGTAATACTACGGGACAGGATAGATTAGTAAGGGCTTCATTTCAGTTGATTGTTCACGGTTATCTGTTACCAAAGACGGTTGCTGCTCAAAATACAACAAAGCGAGTTGTTTCTGCAAACAAAATACAGTTTGTCTCTGAGGCATTCAGAAGTATAGACGGTGTTATGAGTGACCTAGCTGGTCAAGGTACCGGGTTCAAGAATCTGAACGACGTTGATAATACGAATGTGGATGAGTTGAGTAGAAGACTCAATGATTTCACGGAAATTTCTCTTCGCAACAGCCCAGACGTGTATCCTACGGAAAATGATTGATATTTATCGGTATACTTGTTTCAATAAACTAAAGAGGTTTTTATGTCAGACAACGTGGCAAAAGAATTCCAAACGGAAGACATTCAGGTAGTGAAAGATTTACAATCTCGCTACGCAACAAACACAGCACAAATCGGTCAAGTCGAAGTTGAACTTCATCTCTTGAGAAAGAGACTCACGCAAATCGAAGACTTACGTAAGAGCTTATTTACTACATATGATGAACTTCAAGCCGAAGAGAAGAAGCTTGTTGCATCATTGAACGAAAAATACGGCGACGGAGTTTTAGACTTGGACTCAGGTAAATTTATACCATCTACTCAATAAGTTTGGGGGTTTTCACCCATATTTATAGAAGAGATAATTACACAATTTTTTGGAGATAAATAGTGGCTAATGAAAGAATTGTAAGTCCTGGCGTGTTTACGGTCGAGAAGGATCTTTCGTTTCTACCACAGGGAATCGCACAGATTGGTGCAGCACTTATCGGCCCAACAATGAAGGGGCCGGCTTTTGTTCCTACGGTAGTTCAAGGATATAATGACTTCGTAACACATTTTGGTGGAACGTATGAGCAGTCATACCTTCCATATACAGCTAAAAGCTACCTAAACAATGCGGGTAGTGCAACAATCGTTCGTGTCCTCGGTTCAGGTGGATACGAATTGAAGCATCCTATCGCTCTTGTTGCAACAGGTAGTTGGGGTAAGAAATTGATTTCTTTCCTCCACCCTACATTTGTTGTAACGAGTGGTGATTCAACAAGTTTGTTTGCGGATTCAACACTGTCAGCGAATAAGAGTGGTAGTTTTGTTCTAACAGTTGCCGGTGACTTTGCAACCGATACATCAGCATTTACAAATGCAATAAACGAAGATGGTGTTCCTTTCAGTGCCTCTATCAATCCTGAGTCAACTGCATATATTGGTGACCTTTACGGTTACAACCCATATGGAACTCATGCTGTTTACAACTACGTAAACTTCAGATACCAAGCATCTTCTTCATTGTCACTTGACCCAGCAACAACTGTACTGATTGAAACCGGTTCAACATCATCACCGTGGAACTTCCTACAAGATTATTCTGAGGCGTCAACTCCTTGGGTTACATCACAGAAGGTTGGAAACATAACACAAGATCTTTTCCGTTTCCACACACTTTCTCACGGTATTCATGCTAACTACGAAGTAAAGGTTGGTATTGCAAACATCCGTCCAGCTGGAACAATCGCTGGTTCTGAGTATGGTGACTTCGATGTTCTTGTTCGTTTTGTGGATCAATCAAAACTTCCACAGACACCGTTCAACACAGAAGATGATGATCTTCGTCCAAACGTCGTAGAACAGTTCAAAGTTAGTCTTGACCCGAACTCACCTAAGTATATCGCACGTGTAATTGGTGATCGTTACATCACAATCACAGATGAAGGTAAGGTTGTTGTAAATGGTGATTACTCGAACAAGTCGAAGTATATCCGTGTAGAGACAACTGAAGCAGTAACAAATGGTGGTGTTACACCAACACTTGTTCCTTTTGGATTCCGTGCTCCTAAGACACCGATACCAGAACAGTTCACACAACCAGCTGTTGTAACATATAAGGCAAACCAAATCACAGGTGGTTCATACAACCGTCGTGTATATTACGGATTTGATTATGATTTTGCGTCGAATGATAACTTCAATTATCTACGTCCACTTCCTGCCTCGGGTGTAACAACTGGCTCAAATGTAGACTTCTATCTTGGTGATTACGAACAGGCCGCTGGCGCTAGATTCCCAGCTGCAGCAACATCATATAGTGCCTCAATTGACTTGACATCAAACACTGCCCTCGATACACGTAAGTTTATGCTTCCGTTCCAAGGTGGATTTGATGGACACAAGCCAAACCTTCAGAAGAAGACAGGTACATATATGTTGTCAGGAAACACACAGGGATTTGACATCTCAACGACTTCAGCCGATGGATATGATTCATACAAGAAGGCAATTGATGCTGTATCTAACCCTGATGAATTTGACATCAACATGATTGTGACACCGGGTGTTGTTCACTCACTCCACTCACCTATTACAACATACGCGAAGGATGTTTGCGAAGACCGTGGTGATGCTTTCTATGTGATGGATTTGGTTGGTATCAATGAAAATATTGCTGCTGCTAAATCAACAACAGAAGGATTCGATTCAAATTATGCCGCTACATACTATCCTTGGGTCAAGATTCTTGACTTCGATAGAAACAAGCCAATTTGGGTTCCACCTTCAGTTGTTCTTCCTGGTGTTATCGCTTTCAACGACCGTGTTGCTGCTGAATGGTTCGCTCCTGCTGGTTTGAATCGTGGTGGTCTCACAGAAGTTATTGAAGTGAAGACACGTCTGACACACGCTGAACGTGATGAACTTTATGAATCACGTATCAACCCAATCGCAGTATTCCCATCAACAGGAGTATGTGTATGGGGTCAGAAGACACTTCAAGGTCGTCCATCTGCTCTTGACCGTATCAATGTTCGTCGTCTCTTGATTGCAGCTAAGAAGTTCATCGCATCCGCTACACGTTACCTTGTGTTCGAACAAAACACAACACAAACACGTACACGCTTCCTGAACATTGTTACTCCATATCTTGAGTCAATCCAACAACGTCAAGGTCTTTATGCCTTCCGTGTTATCATGGACGAGTCGAACAATACACCTGACATCATCGACCGTAACATCCTGTATGGTCAGTTGTTCCTACAACCGGCTAAGACTGCTGAATTCATCATTCTTGACTTCAACATTCAATCAACAGGTGCGGCATTCCCTGGTGCCTAATGAAATAAATGGGGAGTCCTAACGGGCTCCCCAATTTTTACAAAAGGAAATACAAATGAAACTATCATCGAGAAGACAATTACTAAAAGAAGCCGAGGAAGAACTTGGTAAGATGAAGGAAGAGTCAACACTCAACGAGTCTGAAACAAACTTCCTAGTTGATAGACTACGTGCAGATACCGGCAACTATAAGAAATTTGATAAGCGTTACACTGATATGATAAATGTAGAAGGAAAGAAAATGAGTGTAGCCATAACGGCAAAGGTTCCTGTATCATTATACTATGACATCGAACACGAAGAAGTGCGTTATGACATATCAGAAGACACGGGTACAAATTATCCTATCCTTGAAAAAGAAGTGATGAAGAATCCTCAGTTCAAAACTGAAATGAAACGTTACTCTGATATGGCAAAGACATTTATGAAGGATTGTCAGACTTGGATTAGAGATACTGCTAAGAAACACAACATCTCAATCAGTAGACCGGATGCGGAACGTATTATGTGGAATCTATTCTGATGTTTTTTTCTGGCAACCATATTTATGTGAAAGAGAGATTTTCAAACTTGGAGAAATAAATGGCTGAATTACTCGATCCTACCGAAGTATTTTTTACCCCATATGAACCTAAACTTGCGAATAGGTTTATCATGTACATTGAAGGCGTTCCTGCTTACCTTATCAAGGGTGCGAGCAGACCAAATATCAACTTCAACCCAATCACACTTGACCACATCAACGTCAAGCGTAAAGTAAAGGGTAAGGGTGAATGGCAGGACGTGACTATCAAGCTATATGACCCGATTGTTCCATCTGCTGCACAAGCAGTTATGGAGTGGGTTCGTCTATCACACGAGTCTGTAACAGGTCGTGATGGTTATTCGGACTTCTACAAGAAGGACATTACTTTCAACGTTCTCGGCCCGGTTGGTGATAAGGTCGAAGAATGGACTCTGAAGGGTGCTTTCATTACAGCAACAACATTTGGTGATATGGATTGGTCAACGGATAACTTCGTTGAAATTTCACTCACCCTTGCTTATGATTACGCTATACTTCAATACTAATCTTTGAAGTCAACATTTTTATGGGTACGTTGGGTTTTTCTCGACGTGCCCATATTTATTACTATAGGTAACGGTATCATTCAACTGAGGTAGAATCAATGCAACTATCAAGTAGAAAAGAACTCTTAGAAGAGTCTGAAAAAACACTAAGAGGTATTCGTAAGAAACTTCATGAAGCAGTGCTTCCTTTTGAGCAAATCGAAGAAAAGATAGAACGATATGCAGAACTTTCAGGTGAAATAGATCAAGTTACGGCTCACCTCAATAAACTCAAAACTGAATATAACGATCTAAATGATGAACTACTCCCTCTTATGGAAGAAGTACAGGCACTTGGACAAAAGGCAATTGAGACGAAGAAGTTCTTATTGACCATAAAGCGAAGTGCTTATGAAAGAACGAATACCAGTTACAAGCAGGCATTTGATTTGGCACTAACGAAGGTGAATCAGAAGATAAAAGACATTCTCAATGAGACACTCGAGAGCACAAAAACTATCACAAAGGTAAGTGCTTCACTTGGTGTTCAACGTGTTGGTGAAGGAACTTTGTTTGGTACTATAAAGGATAAGATCAAAGCTCTATTCGCTGGACTGAAGACTAAATTCAAGGGTGCCAATAGGGATGTAAGTGATCTGAAAACACTTGCAAAAAAGATTCAGTAATAGCTCGAATTACAATAACATTGTTTCATTAGTAACAGGATTTAGTTATGTCAAAAGTCCCAACGGGATACAATCTCCCACAGACAGCTATGGAGATGTCTGACGAAGAATTGAAAGCCAATTTGATGGCGGATTTCAAGCAAACGTCCGTCAAGAAGTCGAACTTCCCAACAGAAATCATACCACTCCCATCAAGAGGATTACTTTATCCAGAAGGACATCCACTTGGAGAAGGTGTGATTGAGATGAAGTATATGACTGCAAAGGAAGAGGATATTCTAACCTCACAGAACCTTATCAAACAGGGTGTGGTCTTGGATAAGTTGTTTGAGTCACTAATCGTTACTCCAATGAACTACTCAGACCTACACATCGGTGATAAGAATGCTGTGATGGTTGCTGCAAGAATTTTAGGATAT